ATCGCACTAAAAGAGGTTCACCAACCTCGCCCTGAAAGAGACGAGGATTGTCTGGGCTAATTCGGACAACGTAAGCGGTGAATAGCCCGTCGAGCCGTTAGATGTCACAGACCTCCGAATACTTCCCTAGTTCGGATTTCCTCTAAGCCTTATTGGTAGCTATCGCTAAAGGGCGGGGGTTCAAACCCAAATTTTCGATGAATTAAAATGCAAAACCTAGACAGTAAAACATTTTTTGCCTTTGGCGGCGGCGTTCAGTCAACCGCTATAGCCCTTCTATTAATTCATGAACCCCACAAACTACTCGATCTTGGATTAACTCTCCCGAAAACAATTATTTTTGCCGACACAGGAGCGGAACCGAAAGCGATTTACGATCACGTTAACCAAATATTTGAAATGCTGTCAAGAGCCGAGTATGACACGGTAGTAGTTCAGCGCATTGAAAAAAATGGATCAATCATTCCAATTCACGAGCAATGGTGGGGACTCGCTTCTATTCCATGGTTTACAAGGTCGTTAGATGGTCAAGTCGGAATGCTAAAAAGGCAGTGTACCGAAGAATTTAAAATTAAGCCGATCCAAAAAGAAATCCGCGCCAGACTGGGATACAAAAAAGGTCAAAGAATCCCACCCCTGACCGCTAAACTTTGGCTCGGAATTTCTGTTGATGAACAGAGAAGAGCGAAAATTAATCAAGATAAGTGGCTCAACAACAAACACCCGCTTATTTATCTAGGGTGGAATCGCAACGATTGCGCCGTTTACAATTACCTTCATCTAAATCGGAACGTATCAAAATCATCATGTTTCTTCTGTCCGTTTAAGCATCGACAAGAATGGATGCGAATGAGGCAAGAAGAACCCGATGAATTTGCTCGGGCTGTAGAAGTTGACAAAAAAATTCGGCATTTAGTAACTATTGGCAAATGCCGACAAGATGTTTTTGTTCATTCGTCAGGCTTGCCACTAGAAGATGCCGTACTAGATCAATTATCTCTTCCGCTTGGAATCGATTACGGCTTCGGAAAAGAATGTGCAGGGCATTGTGGAGTATAAGCAAAATGAATTTAACTTTATTCCAAGAACAACCTTTTAGGATTCCGACCCCGACAATCCAACTTCGCCCTGATCAAAAAGCTCTTAAAAAAGAGATTTATGATCAGCTTAGATCGGGATTCAAGCGCGTGCTAGTAGTTGCACCGTGCGGCTACGGTAAGTGTCTAGCAAAAGATACGCCAATTATTATGTATGACGGTAGCGTGAAGCTGTCACAAAATATTGCAGTAGGGGATATTCTGATGGGGGATGACAGCAAGCCCCGTCATGTCGATTCAATCTGTAGAGGAAGAGAAACTATGGTAAAGGTAATCCCGAACAAGGGAGAGCCGTTTACCTGCAATCGTAGTCACATTCTTTCGCTAGTTTATAATGGGAGAAGCTACCCGAAATCAGGATGGATTAACGGAAATATTTACGATTTTTCTATTGATCAGTATCTTTCTCTCCCGAAACATATTCAAATCTCGATGTTGCTCTATCGGGTTCCTGTAGAATTCGATAGCAAGCCTGTCACGATAGACCCCTACTTTCTTGGAATATGGCTAGGAGATGGCAATCACAGGAACACGGGGGTCTGCACGTCCAATCCTGTATTGATCGACTATATCAAGAAATACGCTGATCGTTTAGGGATGAAAGTCTATTCTGATGCAAGAAATGACAATCCGAATTCTCAGCTTCATAGGATCACAACAGGAGAGAAGGGGCCAGGAAAAAATTATTTGCTAAACATGATAAAAGACTTATCTCTCATCGAAAACAAGCATATCCCTCGAAACTATCTAATCAACTCAAGAGAAGTCAGGTTAGAACTTCTCGCTGGACTTCTTGACACGGACGGACACTGGCAGATAAATGGAGGCTACGAAATAGCGCAAAGAAGAAAAGAACTTGCGGATCAAATTGTTTTTCTCTCTCGCTCTTTAGGCTTTTTTGCAAGTGTAGGAACCAAAGAAGTAAAAGGAGAAACTTACTATCGTGTCAGAATTAGCGGCAACACAGAGACTATCCCGATCAAGACCGAATACAAGAAAACCCCGAAAGAATACATAGAAAAACAGAAATGCAATGTTTTAAGAACGAATTTCAAGCTAGAGTTTTTGAAGGAAGATGATTACTATGGGTTTACAATCGACGGAAATCGCCGTTTTTTACTAGGAGATTTTACCGTAACCCACAATACTGTCCTATTCTGTCAGATGATTTACGATGCAGCGATTAAAAAGCACCGCCGCACCCTGATCGTCGTGCCGTTTATATGCTTGATTGACCAGACTCTAGACGCTCTTGAAAAATTCGGATTAACCGCAGGAGTTATAGCGGGAAACTATAGAGAAGATCGTCTGCAAAAAGTACAAATTGCCACCACACAAACACTAGCAAGACGAGATATTTCTTGGTTTAATCCTGAAGTAATATTTCTTGATGAGTGCCATCTTTCCGCCTATTCACTTTGGTTTCGAGATAATTTTAATAATCTCAAAGACGGGAAACAAACAACCTCGATAGTAGATATTAGTTCCGAACTAGCTATTTTAGGCATCGCTATCGAGAGAGAAAGTCTAGAATTCGGGTATCGAGTCACTTTCGAGGAAGTAAAGCAAAAGTACAAATCTCTCACATTACTCCATCACCCCGATCACGGGGGAAGTAAAAAGAAGATGCAAGAATTGAATTCTGCATGGGAGATTTTAAGGAAACAAGAACATTTATTTTCTGGGAAAGAACTATCAATGGACAGCCAGATCGTCATCGGACTGACGGCGACCCCGTGGCGATTGTCAAAACGGGAGGAGTTAGGAGATATTTTCGAGACGCAAGTAACCGGCCCGACTCCGAAAGAGATGATCGAGCGGAAAGCTTTATTGGGATGCGTGTACTTTGCCACCAAAAACCAAATTGACACCAAAGGGGTTAAAACTACGGGTGGCGATTTTGATGCGGCGGAACTCGAAACTCGATGCTTAGAGGCGGTACAATCAATTGTTTCCGAGTACAAGCGACTCGGACAAAACCGTCAATTCGTGTGTTTTGCCGCAGGGAAAGTTCACGCGGACTCGCTGGCTAAAGAATTTACCGATCAAGGAATTCCCGTCGCCGTTATTACCGCAGAAACTCCACAGGAGGAACGAAAAGAGATTTTTAAAAATGTAGCGCAATTAAAAATGCGGGGGATTATCAATATCAATACTTGTGGAATCGGATTTAATCTGCCTGAAATTAGCTGTATTATCCATTCCCGTCCGACAAAATCTATGACTTTGTATATCCAGATGACGGGGCGAGGACAACGGCTCTGCCCTCAACTTAACAAAACCGATTGCCTTGTTTTAGATCAGGCAGGAAATACCAAGCGTCACGGGTTTATCGAAGACGTGACCTATCCCGATCTTCGGAAGGCATTAAACACAGAAAAAAGAGAAGCTCCCGTCAAGGAGTGCGAAAATTGCGGGTGCATGGTTCACGCCTCCGCTCGTGTTTGTCCAGAGTGCGGTTTCGAGTTTCCTTCCGCTCGAACAGAAAAACGGATTGCCAGCGAAAAGCTTCAGTTAATACTTCCAGACGAGGACAAAACCCTCTACTACGCTTATCGACAGGCAAGACGAGAGGCTTACGAGAAGGGCAAAAAACCAGAATGGGCGCGCTACGAAATTGTTAGAATTTATAAGCTATCGCAATGGTGGCCTAAAGCTTTCTGGAAACTTTACGCAGTTTTCGGGACAAACTATACTAAAGATGACGTAAAAAGCTATTGGGACTACTTGAATCGTTGTTGCGGTAATCCCGATTGGATAGAAAAATGTATGAAAGAGGAATTTGGAGATGACTACAGCGAGAATATTGGGAAATAACGGGCTTTTATTAAATTCTTCTCAGGAATATAAAGAGCAAGTCGCAAACGAGTTATTCCGGCTTGTCAGCGTTGGGCGCGCCCCGATTCTTTCCCGAACCTTAACAACGCCTCCGACAAGTGGACTAACCGCTGACTCTTTTTACATCGTTCCCGCTGGCGCGTCGGGAGCGTGGGCGGGAAAAACTAACCAGATCGCTTGTCCAGCAATCGGTGTAAACGGACAACCAGTATCGGGAGCGTGGAAATTTTACGAGCCTTTTGCCGGATTAAATGTTTCTCTCGTGTCGGGTGGAACGTTTTTTTACGATGGGGATTCGTGGGCGACTGCTCCAAGCGGGGGTGATATGCTTGCGGCAGAATACGATAGCGATGGAGATATGAAGGTCGATGCGGCGGAAGTAGCGGATTCAATCGCCGGAAATCCAGCAGACGATACTTTTTATGGGAAAGAATCGGGAAATAAGGGCTTTTTTAATTTCTTCCCGAAAGTTAGAGCGACCGTACTGACGGGATTAAGTACGGCCACAGGAGGGGCAGTAGCCGCAACCGATACGGTACTAGGGGCGATCGGAAAACTACAGAAACAGGTGAGCGATATAGTCGCAGGCGGGGTAGGTGTTACTGACGGGGATAAGGGCGATATTACCGTATCGGGTACGGGTACGAACTGGACGATCGATAATGACGCGGTAACGTTACCTAAACTCCAAAACATCGCCACCAATCGACTGCTAGGGCGATCAACATCGGGATCGGGAGATGTAGAGGAAATTCAGTTAGGGACGGGATTGAGTCTATCGGGAGGTACGCTATCGAGTACGGGTACGGGTACAGGCGGCGCTATCACCGTACAAGACGAGTGGACAACCCTCACGATTAACGCCACGAGTCTGAATTTCACGGGCGCGGGAGTTACCGCCACGAATAGCGGTGGTGCTGTTACGGTTAGCGTGCCGGGTGGAGGGGGTTCTTTCGTCGATCTCAACTACCGGAATCTAGCGGTACAGTACGGGGCTGCGGCTTATTTTCCCCTAGATGAAACATCGGGTACTACCGCAAGTAATTTAATCGCCCCAGCCAATACGGGAGACTACCAGAATTCGCCGACGTTAAATCAATCCTCACTACTTACCTCTAACGTCGGTAAAAGTGTTAGTTTCTCTAGAGCGTCTAGTCAGGGGGTTCTAATAAACAATGTCGGCTTTACATCGGTTCCCTTCACGATCGAGGGAATGATTAAGCTGCCTGATACGAGCCAGCAGGGGGTATTTTTCGGAATACGGGTGCAGGCGGGATCGAACAAAGGCGAGTTCTATTTAGGGGTCGGCAATAACTCTACCGATAGCAACGGGAACGAGTTGATTGGATTAAGCGAGTTCGTGGGGTTTTACGAAACGAATACCAACTTAGGAACTCGAATCAATCATCTTGCAATGACGGTATCAAATTCGCTTCAGCTAACGATCTACCTGAACGGGACTCAGGTATTTCAAGGCAATACATCAGGAAGCGAGGCGATAACTGGGACGAACGGTAACGGGATGATCGCCTACCAATCGGGATCGGCAACGAGATGGGTAACGGCATTAATAGACGAGGTATCGTATTATCCGAGCGTTCTATCATCGGGACAGATCGCCCTAAGATCGGCGTTGGCTTTTAGTAATATCTCGACTAACCGAGAATTGCTGACCGCGGATCGAACCTATTTCGTGGGATATAGTGGCGCAAGCGATAGTAACGATGGGTTGACGACAGGATCTTCGTTTGCGACATGGCAAAAAGCGATCGATGTTGCCGCGACTCTCGATCTCGGTATTTATGCTGTAACAATACAAATTCAAAACGGCACTTACACCGAACCGATCGCTTTAAAATATTTAGTCGGGGCTGGAAAAGTAACGATTAAGGGGAATTCAAATACCCCCGCAAATGTCGTTTTATCAACTACCACAACAGCGATTATTGCAAGTGGAAATATTTCTAATTGGATCATAGACGGGATCGAGATCTCTAGTTCGTCTGGGAACTGCTTAGAGGTTAACTCTAACGCTTCTGTTGAAATCCAAAATCTTCGATTCGGGAACGCGGGATTCGCTCATATTGCAGTATCCGAAGGCGGGCTAGTACGAGTTGCCGGAAACTACACGATAGCGGGAAATTCAGCGATGGGTTTTCATGTTTTGGCGCAATTTTCTGGCTTTTTTTCTTGCGCTGGTAGAACCATTACTTTAGTAGGAACACCAACTTTTGGCTCTACATTCGGATTTGCTTCTTCAATTTGGCAGGGAAGCATAGATTTTGTAAACTCGACTTTTTTGGGATCGGCAAACGGAAGACGATACTTCGCCGAAAAAGGTGGCTATATACGCGGGACAGTAAACGGTTCATTGCCAGGGAACTCCGAGGGAGTTGCCAACTCGCCCGGATTTTATTCACTTTAATAGCAACAAAAATCGCCCTTGATAGTAGTAATAATCCCTTTTGGATTTGTGTAGGGGTTATGGGTAGTGAGCGGGTTTTAATGATAGTATAGTATAGACACAAAACTCAACCTAAAATGAATTTTCAAAACAAAGACATCGCTCACCCCACAATCCAAAAGTTTCTCAAGCTTATTGGATTAGTTAGGCAAATACCTGCTTCAAAATTGGACAAAGCGATAGAACTCTTAGAGGAAATAGCGGTAGAAATACCAATTCAAAATTAACTATTTACACTGATCAAGTATCATTTTAATGCTTTATTACCATCTATTTGGAACTTGTCGAGAAAAACCTTTAAACGGCTTAGGAGACAGCCCTGGCTTTTGGCGCACATCAAACCCTATTTCTTGGGATAAAAACCCAAAACTAGATATAGTAACTTTTGATGGGGGATTAGGAACATCCGGGCAGTTGTGGAAAATTATCACCAAGTATGGACAAATACAAGGAATTGGCTATGTTTCTGAGGCTGACTATAATACTCGAAATATTGGGTTTGGCATTGTTGGTGGTGGCGGTGAAATTTATCGGACATCCGCTAATTATTTTTATCAAGGCTCGATTACTGGGAGCAGTAGGCTCGGCTATAACGTTGAAATTACCCATATAGTTCGTATCACCGATCCCGCCCATTTTCCTGCAAATCCCTATCCCGTAAATCTTCCCGAATTCCCGATTTTACCAGACAAGGATTTTAGCGTAGAAATCCAGTTTCAAAATTACGAGTACGACAACACTGGCGATGCCGAACAAAGAATTGTGGAATGGGCTGACCCGATCCGAATTTTTAATCTTTCTAGGTCTGCCCTGCGAACCGACGACCTTGACAGTCTTCTCGACTTTCACGAAGGAAGACAGGGAGCGAAAGGGGATTTTCTTTATCGGGATTTATCAGATGATTGGGCTACAAGGAACCAGATAGACCTCGGCAACGGAGCCACATCACAGGGCGCTCTTTATCCCAGTGCAGACGGAATCCTGACCGAGTTTGTTTTGACCAAAGCATACTCTTGCGGTGGAAACATTCACTACCGCCCGATCTTGTTCCCCGATACTGGACTAAAAATTTACCGAGACGACAACGAACTGACGGGCTACGTTGTCGCTCCTGACCGAATCGTTTTCGACAACCCGCCCGCCGTAGGAATTTTGACATGGGAGGGGAGTTTTAAAGTTCCTTGCTCGTTTGAGAGCGATCGCCTTGACTATCGACCGCTGGTCAAAATTGTCGATGGAAACCCAGTCAAGGTAAAGGGCGTGTTCGAGATTCCCTCGCTCGTTCTGCGCGAGTCGAGGATTGAGCCGGCGATCGTTCCTACTGATGTATTTGAAGACGGCACAAATCACAAATTCAAGCTCAATCTCTACAAAGCCTCAACACTATCGCCCGAATTTCAAACCAATATTGCCGAACTCTCTAGCGGGGAAAGAAAGCGGTTCTCACGCCGGCGAAAAGCGGTTGATACCAATTCCCTGCAACAACGGAGAAACCTTCGTCAAAACGAGCTCGAGTATTTGATTTGCCTCTGGCTTTCCCACAAGGGAACCGGTGCAACCTTTCAATTCCCCGATCTCCTGAACGGGGGAAACGTAATCTCTCGATTTAACTCAAAATCCCTCAATTATTCCAATCAAACTAATCAGCGCGTCTATTCCCTAGGAGAGCTTCAAATCCGACGTTTTACGGACGGAATTCGAGGGGATGGGGGGACGGGGGGAGATTTATCCGATCCCGTCCTGACGATCTGTAGAGCTATCCTGATCGAGCTTGCGGACGGGGAAAGACTTGGATATACCAATCACTCGCGAGATATTAGGATCGATGGAGTGACCTATCGTTCTCGCTGCGCCCTTGACCCGACCGCGCTTGATCGCTCTATCGGATTGACTTCCAATAACGAAGAATTCCGAGGGGCATTTATTGACGACCTAACCGAGCCGCTAATTCTTTCGCCCCGCTTTCAAGAAGCTAAGATTACCACGGCAATTATAGACTGGCGAAACCTCCCCGACTCGCTCCTAGATTTGCCCGACGAGCGGGTGCAAATTGGCTTTGTCGGGGAAATCAACTCGAAAAGTGGCGAAACCTACACCCTCGAAAATCTTACCGAGGCCAGTATCAAACTTCGGCAATCACGGGACGAGCGGGTAACGCCCCTGTGTGGATGGTTTTTTGGGCAAAACAACGGTGACGGGACTGGATGCCAAAAAACCGTCCCAACTTATACAACTTCTGTGGGAAGTATTGCAGATCGCCGTATTGTCGAGGTTTATGGAATTTTTGAGAACCTTGCGTGGGGAACCTTGACTTTTCTTGACGGCAAGAATAAAAACGCTACTTACGCAATTTACACATCTCAATTTTTTCCATTTTCAGGAACTACACGGATCGAGTTATTTACTGGGGCGGCCGACTCGATCGCCGCTCACGATTCAGTACGGCTCACCGCAGGGTGCGATCGTACCTACAAGACGTGCAAAAATCTCTGGGAAAACACGGATAATTTTTTGGCTGTTCCTACGTTTGGGAATTTTATGCCAGGAAATGACTTCCTATTTTCGTCGCCACGGGCTTAATATAGTTTTAAAAAGCTCAAGCTAATTCCGTTGTAGTTGACTATTGTGAGTAAAATTACGGATAGAGTATTGACTACGAAAAATGAAAACTACCTCTATCCTTGTTTCGCCCACAACAGTTATCAATCGCCCGTCCGATTGGACACTGCAAGACTGGGGCGTTATATTTAGTGTTGTGCTGGCAACAAGCTCGATCATCATATCGTATTTGTTGATCAAATCTAAATCACAGGCAGAAGAATTGGATCGTATTAACCTTGAAAAGGCTACAGAGTTTAGCGATACCCAATCCAGTAGGCTTGAAAAAATGATGTCAAAACTCGATGAAAGTGTGAAGAATCTCGATAATTCGGTCAAAAACTTGAGCGAAAAAATCACGGGATTAACTGAACGAATGGCGGTTGTCGAAACGAAACAACAGGTAGCCGATCTGGTTTTGCCTAGTTATGAGCATCAGTTTAGCGAACTACGATCACGGCAAGAATCCCAAGATTGTCATTTAATGGAAATTCGACAACAGCAAATAAAAATATTTACCTGTTTTAAATCCTTAACAGAAACTATCGAAGCCTAAAATGAATAGCCTACTCGCCACTCAAAACACACTCCTTAAAACCCACCCGCTCGACTCCTCTAGCCCGAATCTACCCCCAGATTTTAAATCTGTTCCGATTGCCAAAGGACAAAAAGTAATTTATAAATGGCTAAAGCGGAAAGGAAATCACTACCTAATAGAAGTCCATCCCCCGATAGATGGACGCTATAACTGGTACGCGTTTCAAGGGCATTTTGATGGAACGGGAATAGAGTCTCCTGTCGTCAGAAAAGACCAGTGCGAAGCGATTTTTGAGAGAGCGATAACCGATCATCAATTCCAGTCCCTTGATCGCTGTCTCAAACGATTCGATATAACCACCATCCCCCGTGTTCGTCATTTTCTTGCTCAAATTGCCCACGAAAGCGGCGGTTTAAGATGGATGGTTGAACTGGCATCAGGAGCCGCTTACGAGGGGCGGCAGGATTTGGGGAATGTTTTTCCAGGCGATGGACCGCGGTTTAAAGGCGTGGACGCTTTGCAAATGACTGGACGTGCTAACTATCAAGCTTTTGCCAACTTTATCGGCGATCAAAGAGTTATGGAAGGCTGGCAATATGTCTCCAAAAATTATCTATTTTTACCTAGTGGATTTTGGTGGCACAACAACAATATGAATGCTTTAATTGATCGGGGCGCAACTGTTCGGCAAGTTACCCGACGAGTGAACGGGGGATACAACGGGCTTGCAGACAGAGAACGGTACTACCAGAGAGCTTTACGATTTATCTAAATTTATTCTCCCAATCTACTTGACAATTCCAGAAAGCTTGTGTATGATTTAATTAATCAAGTTTTTTGGAGTTGTTTCGTATGAACGAAAGAGAATTATTATCTGAACTCAATCAACTAATTAATCTCCTTCAGGAATTAGTTGCAGAACAAAAAGAAATGAACCGATATTTAAAGGAAATATCGGAATCCTTACACTCCTTTGCAGACTCAAAAAAGGAGTAGCTATTCACAAATCCACCGATAGCGAGTCTATTCAATTAACCAAACTATTACAATGTAAAGCCATGAACAAAGGATACAGACCATTAATCATCGAAGATATTGACGGCAACAAGGTTTTTGTAAATTGCTGTTTAATTGTTTCGATTACAAAAAATGAGTGTTTTGCTCAAAACGATCAATATGTCGTTGAAATTAGTGAGGCGTTGGCAAAACTACGAATCTCCCGTTCTGTAGCCGAAATTTTAATGGATCGGCTTGTCGATGAGCTATTTTTCACCGCCGAATCTATCGAGAGAGAAAAAGCAATTTTAAATCAACCAGAGGAGCAAGATGATGTTTAGTGTAGGAGAATTTGTCAAAATTAATTCAGATATTCTTAAAGAATATATTGATCGCGGAGCAGGTCGGATCGTGGAAATTATTCCTGATGGGCCATACTTATCAGTAGATTTTCAGTGTCCCGAACCAGAAAACCTTTGGTTACTCCCCTCAGAAATTGTTCCCGTCGAGATTGCTGTCAGAAACCGTCCCAGCTATTCTAGTAATATTGTAGAATGTTTTGGGAGACTATACGAAGTTCCTAGCAACGAAGGTGATCCCGACGAAATTCTCGACGATGACGATCCCGACGATAAGCCTAGTATTATCTGGCAAGAGTCCGGTGATCTGCCAGAGAGAGTGATAGAGTGGCAAGAATTTTAAAACTTTCCTTTCGTGATGTTTCAAGAAAGACAGCTAACAAAGTCGTCTTTTTCCTTTAGAATAGGGAAAGAATTGTAACTCCCGATGGCCAAAGGAAAGAAAAAAAAGGACAAAAAACAAGACGGATCGCTGAGAGGGTCACAGCGATCGCTTGCAACATCGGGAATTTTATCGATGACGCGGCGATACGACTTAGAAATCGAGGAAAATCCGATTCGAGACCCACGGATTTCCCGCGAGCTAATCGAGCTTAACCAATGGTGCTATGAAGTTTTTCATTCCCTCGAAATGGCCGCTGACGATACTTTCGCCAGCAACGACGGGGACGATCAGGGATGGTCAATTGCCGATACGCTCGATGACGAAGAAACGCCAGTAAACGCCGAAGTTTTCGCAATTGCCGAAGAATTACGTCAAAGGAAACAATCACTAGATTCCTATGTGATTGGCGGTGACACGCTTAAAAAAGCTCTGCGGTGGACATTAGGGAAAGGCGATTGCTTCATCGAGCTAGGTATCGAACGAGAGGGACTATCCCCAAACAAAAGCAAGGATTTTGGAGTAAGCAAAAGCTTATATCTGCCTACATTCGAGATGTTCCGAAAAGAGAGCGATCAAGGCGAACTGCTAGGATTCGAGCAGAGAAAATATTTATCGCACTCCGATCCCGATTATTTTTTTGAGCCAGAAAAACTGATTCATCTCCGGCATTCTCCCAATTATCTTTATGGCCGTTCCCTCTGGTGTACATCTCTTGATGCGTGGGCAGACGTAAAACGAGCAACCGACAACCTCCAAAAAAAAGCCGATGACATTGCAAGCGATCCAACCTTGTTTATTTTTCCTAGCATGAGCGAGGAAAACAAGCGAAAATTTGAACAAGAAATACAGCTACGGCGACAATCGGGGGCAATCACCGATTTTGTTTTAACTAGCAAAGAATACGACATTCGCAAAATGGCAAACCTTAATCCCGATCTTTCAGGATTAATTGACAATGTTTTACAGTGTCGGTACAAGCTAATTATTCCAGGCTTTCCTTCATATTTTTTCCCCGGACTCGAATCAAAGGGGGGAACCAAAGAGTTATCAAGATCGCCTGACCGCCGTTACTCCCGGATGCGCTACGGGTGGTGTCAGTTGCTGACAGGTGCGATTAAACAGGTGATCGACACGGAGCTAGTGCTAAGAAAAAGCTATGATTGGTATTTTGAAAACGCCCAAAACAAGTATCGTATTCTCTGGCCAAAATGGTCAGAATCGATTGATGGCATGACGGGCGACGAAACCGAAGACACCGCCGCAGAAGAAAGTACGCTAAAAAGTAATAACAAATCACAAGAGGAAAACAGTGAAAAGAAGCCTAGAAGAACTACTTGACGCATTATACGAGGGAGACGTTTGCCCGTATTATCAGGCAGCAGTTTAGGATTAGAATATTTTCAAGGATATGCTTTTCATCGCCCCGTCCATCCCGAAGACCTTTGTATTGAGTGAATCATGCGAAGTAAATTTAATCCAAAAGAAAAAGCTCTCGATCCAGTAACACGCTTATTGTCAAAAGCAACCGTAAATTCTGAGGACATAAATCTAGCGATCTCGGACTGGAAAAAAAAGCCTCCCGATCCTGATTTTAAAAACTTTCTTGAGCCAGAAATAGAAAATTGATGGCCGATTTTTCCAGTGTTAACTAGGAGGATAATCGATGTTGCTACTCCTTAAAATATTATCTTCAATTGTTTTAACGGGCATAGGTGTCGGGTTTGTACTGGCTTGCCTTGCCGCCGCATGGTTTTTTGCACTTCTGTTTGCGAAAATGGCAGTCGATGTCTGGATTGAGTTTCCTACGTTTCTTTAGCTTACGATGACCGATTTTTCGTTTAATCCCCAAACCCGACGCTATCACGATAACCGGACTAAGAAGTTTATCTCGGCCGCTCGCGTTCGTGAACTTGTCGCTACAGCGATCAACGAAAGGATTAATCGGACTAATCGGCTTACACGGGATATGCTTTCCGAGCGAATCACCGTTCGAGAATGGGAATCTCGAATGAGCGAGGAAATCAAAATTTTAACGATCCAGCTATACCGAATCGGAAAGCCAGATATGACCCAATCCGATTACGGCAGAATCGGGGCAATCCTTCGCTCACAGTACGCTAGACTCCGAAAGTTTAGCCGGGATATTATTCTTGGAACTCAAACAGAAAAACAAATCTTAAACCGCTCAAAACGTTACATTGCCAAAGCCCGTGAAGCTTTCGAGGAGGGGAATCGCCGGGGAAACGCTTTGGTCAACCGATGGGAGCGGCGAATTAGAACAAAAACCGAATCCTGCCGCGAGTGCATCGTGTACGAAGCGGCGGGATGGCAACCAATTGGAACCCTCCCCCGTCCTACGGATCGCTGTTCTTGTCGGGACAACTGTGGATGTTATTTTGAATTTTCCAATTCTCGCACGCGCCCGACAACAAACCTACTTGCTGGCTCAAGCTGGGGTTGGCTATAGACAAGAAAAAACGAGGCAGGAGACAACCTCGCAACTGATGCTAGAGCAACTGGAACAAATTTTTGATTTATATTTGTATTTATCGCTTTTATCTTACCATAAATTTCTGTTTTACAGCTAGAATTGTTATTAGGATTTTTTATAGCCATGCTACTAACTCACTCGGATTTTGAAAAATTACTAGAAACGCGCGAGCCGACAGCCGAGGAACTGACGGCAATTAACGCCTATTGTCCGATGGGAGCCGATCCGTGGGAAGCATCAGAGCTTTTACGATTCCCGATGATGGCCAGCAATAACCTAATTCACGGCTCGCTTATGGCTTGGGATGAAACAGCTTTGACGACGATGGTAGCGAGCTATCCTGGCTGTCCCCTAATGATCGATCACGAATGGGATCGATGCGAAAAAACTTTTGGGATGGTTTACGATGCCCTACTTTACTCGTTACCCCGCGTAAGCGAGGAAGGGATGCGGAAACTTCTTTCTAAATCTCCGAATCCGAGTGAAGATAGGGCTATTATCGAGCGAGACGGCTATCACCAGGTTTTGGTATTTGCTTTTGTCGAGCAATCCCACCCTGGAGCCTCGGATGTTCTCTACGGCCGGCGAGCAAACGTTTCGATCGGCGCAAACTTTTATGGAAAATCCTACTGCCCCATCTGCAATACTCCTTACGAGGACAAACACTGCGAGCATTACCCCCCGTATATGGCAGGTTGGGTAGAAGAGGAACTGTTAACGCCTTACTATCGCCGCACTGGCAAGATAGACTCCCTAGAATGCTCTTTTGTATTTGCGGGAAATTGCCGACAGGCCAGAATTCTCGATAAAAACCTGAACGCTTTTGTTATGGCGTAATAGCGAAACTTCAAGTATAATTTTTCTTAGCTATCGTGAAAAAATACTATGTCTAAAACACTACAAGAAATCAAACGGATTACTCCCGTAGTCGTCAAAGATTCCGACGGGCAGTCCGTTGACGAAAAAGAATTATTTGAGATGAAGGTTAAAGCCGTAGAACGCGGCGAAATCAAAACCGCTACCCCGGTTGTCCCCGTCAAGAATACTGAAACCGAAACTCCCCCCGCCCCGCTCGACTTAAAAGCGATCGAGTCACTGATTGCGAGTGCTGTAAGTTCTGCAATTGCAGAAGTCAAGGCGGCGGCTGAAGCCGAAAAACAATCTGCATTAGAAGCGCAAAAGCAACAAGCAGAAGTCGAAAAAAACGAAATTAAATCCTCCTTTGATGAAGCCTCCGAAGCTATCAAACAGGCAAACAAAAAAATTGCCGCACTCGAAGCTAAAGCGGCCGAGTCGGAACGAGTCATCAACAACTTTAATGACCTCGGAAAACTCCACGGTTCTAGTCAGCCCGCAAAAAAGGTAGAAACGGTCGAAGTGAAAACACAAAACAATGCCCCGAAATTCAAAACGTTAAACTTTAACACGAATATTGCGATTGGCTACAACGATAAGTTACCCGGTACTTTTCGGGAAATACAACACCACATCGACTCACTTCCAAAGGCCGTAAAATTTACAGGGGCTAAAGAGCGAGTTTTAGACTTTGACAAAACCGAACTTGATCGCTATGTCAAAGAAAACTATCGACACGTTTTAAACGACCTAGATTCGTGGGGCAAAAAAGCGGGGCTGTTTAGAGGAACCGACATTCAGATGATCGATCCAGGGGAAAGTGTAGCTAACACGATTATCTCCGATCTTCCCGGTGGTTTCTTGCCTACACTTTCGGCAATTATGCGTGTCACTCATCGCCCCGGCTTCGTGTTTCACATGATGCCATTGGTGCGATACGATTTTGCAAAATCGCGAGGAAACGTAATTCAAATTGGAAGATTTAACTACCTTTCCACCTCACCTTCCCTTGCTGACTACGAACTATCGGCGGGTAACGCTTACAGTTCAATTACGACCCGTAGCGATTCCATGTCTACTTCCAAAGTCGATGTGGAAATTCGTGAGTATGGACGTGGTAAAGAAAGTGCCTCTACACAAATTAACCCGATCCGAATTGTTAGCTTCGTTGAGTATTTTTCGGCTTACGAATTGGCGGCGGAACTCAATCAAAAATTTGGCTATGACTACGCTCAATTTGAGGATCGCCTAATCCGTTCTCGTTACGATTTGACCTCGGTGATCTGGTACAACCAGGGCAACACGATTAACACGGCGGCAACTGCACTACAGAACGGCGACGGCCGCATGAATCAACAATTCCTTCGAGAGATGAGACACCGCGCTCACTCATCCAGTAGCCCGTGGGAGCCGTTGCCAGACGGGAACTTTATGGCAGTCCTAAATCCTACCGCTTGGAAACAATTAAGAGAAGATTTAGATGATGATTGGGAGGCTCCAACCCAAGCCAACCTTCTCGATTTTCTCAATGCCATGCTTCCGGCTTACGTTCCCGACGAATCCGAGCCACGGGTTAACGGCTATATGGGAGTTGTCGAAGGTGTTCACGTTTTTGAATCTAACGCTTTTGGTGTAGGCAACGCTGGGGCAGACGGGGTGAGTAACGTTACCGTTCGCACTCCCTCTACCACCGCGTTATTCCGTGACTCTTATTTCTTTGGACACGGGGCGGTAGGACGGGGAATCGCAATGCCTGTAGAGGTTCGCACCGATTCCGTTACCAACTTTGATCGTGAGTCTCGCTTGACATGGCTTTCGTGGGAAGGAGTTGATGCCCTCGACGTTGATCCCACTGGTTCGGGAGTTGCCAGCCAACAGTTACGGGTGGCCAAATTCCGTACTACCGATAACGCACTTTCTGGATTAAGCTAATCAAGAGAAAACTATGGCTGAAACAAAAACAAAAACCGAAATAACGGGCGAAATCCCCCCGCCCGATTTTCCGCCCGCCGAAAGCGAGTACCAGCTTGTAAATCTGAAAAGTCAAGGTATAAAGCTTTGCGGCGACTGCGGTGGTCGATTGCAGTATAATGACGAAGAAAGAGCCTCGTTTTGCCCGCAACGGACAAAAGAAAACCAGAAATATTGTCCGATGCTCAAAATTGTATGATTTTCACTCCCGATGACCTCTTTTTATTTGCGCCTGGCGTTGTCCTAACGGACGAAGCGTTAGAAGGCGCAATTTCTTTTGTCGAAACTATTGTCGAGGGAGATCGAGGGGCTGATCGCCCGCTAGAGATTGTTCGACATCGGGAAAAACTGCGGGTTAACCTAAAATTCCAAAACTTCAGGCTTACCTATGTCTCCCCAAGTACACCGATTGCAGAAGACCCTGAACCGGTCATCAAAGTTCGCCTCGGAAACGTAACAGACGGATTTAATCGGGCGATCGCTCCCGATAACTGGAAAGTTCTAACACCTGACGACTACACGATCGACGTGGACGGGCAGATTCATTTGTCAACCGTTTACGGGCGATCATGGGGATACGGACACTCATGGAATACTCGTGAACCATTTCCTGAGTTTTCCGAGGCTGACGTAGAGTATTCTGCTGGCATTGATTTTACCCAAGATACCCGACAAGTGAGACAGCTAAAAGCCGCTTTTGGGCGGGTTCTTGACTGGGTATGTAATACGGGAAGCTTCAAGGGTGTTACAAGCGTAGAACTGCCGTTTGAAGAATTAAAAATCAGCTACGGATCAGGACAACTTGGAACGGTTCCCAACGATCTATTATTGGTTTTTCGGAAGTATAGACCTGTTAGCCTATGATCGCTGTATTTACCTGTCCCCTTCCTCCTACGCTAAACGATCAGATTCGGAAGGCGCGAACCAACAAATTTAAAAGTGCAAGGGTCAAAAACGAGTGGACCCTTTATATTGCAGGGCTTGCAAAAAAGCAAAAAATTCCACAATTTCTAGGTCAAGTTTGGCTACACTACGAATGGAAACTTGTTAATTTTAATCGCGATCCTGACAATACTTCTGCTGCAGCGAAATACATTAATGACGGGCTAAAACACGCAGGAATAATTGTCGAGGATAATCTAAAGATTATTCAAGGATACGATCACACATTCACTAAATGGGACGAAGATAGAGTAATTTTGACAATTAGCGATAGTCCAGTTTTTAGAAGGGTTTATGATGAAGACATTGAATCGATCGCTGTTTAAAGATTGGAAAACTTCGTTAGTTGCCGCTATTTACGTCTTAAGTGATTTTATTACTTACGCACACCAACACCCCGAATTTTCGGGGATTGTGCTATTCGCTCACTACATTACCTCAGACAATTGGCAGGGAACACTAATTGCTTTGGGGTTGTTTTTAGCGGGTGATTCTAGGAAGGATTTAGACTAACCACGAATCTCAATTCATTTTCAATCTGATCCCAGTCAGGGATCGGCTTAACTAAAGACGGGCAAACAGGAATCCCGACCGCACGGACGGCATTATAACGAGCGAGTAGCCATTCTGCTTTATCGAGCGGCTTGTCTCCTGCTTTGACATCAATGTAGTGCCGAAAGTCTTCTTGATCGCTTTTGTTGTCTGGCAAGAAAATTCTAATTTTCCATTGTTCGATTTCGGAGAAGGGAAATCGAGATTTAATTGCCTTGGTCAAATCTGGCATAAAGCTTAATCCTCCGTCCTAGCTTGTCTGAGATGTTTAATTGTTGACTCGTTGGGGACTCGAAAGCGTTTAACTGCCGAACGAGTCCAGATCGTCCGTTAATCGTAACCCAAATATCCCCCGTGGATGGAACCGGGAAAGGATAGTTTTTGGGGTCTACTAGCCTTCCCTCAAAATATTCGGAGTCGAGATAACTTCCCTCCTGCACATCGGCGTAGGGAGGTTTTTTCTGTTGAAGCCAACAGGCAAGCGTGACCGTAGCCGTAGCAGATGCAGCGAGGATCGGATTGCCTACCTCATCTACTGCCATCGTGGGCGCACCCGTGGCGACGCTAAATACGAGAGACGCATTCGCTTTTATTGTCGGATTTGACAGGAACTGCCCCGCTATTCCGATCGTTGAGTCGATCATTTTGTCTATCCCAAAGCTTTTATAAAAGTGTAACAGATTTTGCTTGACAATTCAAGAAGTTTACTTTAAACTTTAAGTATGAATTCAAAATACTCCTATGTCCAAAAACAATATCTGTCCGATCATTGCAAGAAACTATCATAGTCGCTGGAGTCGTTTTTGTTCGCTTCCAAACGAAGTTAAAGAAGGCATCGTTGAGTTATTAATTGCCGCAAGTGAATTTGGAATTGAATCGCTAATGGCAAAAGAACGACTCAATCGTTTACAGGATACGAAACTCCAAAAGAAGGGAGATGCTATATTGAACCCCCAAAGAGATATACCCGAACTATTCTAAATCAGCTGGATAGTCCGCTATTTGCCAACATAAAAACCGAAAATCTGGAGACAATTGAATGACACAAACTCAAGAATTATCAGCTATTTTTCAAAGCTTTGTCGGGGAAATTAACAAATGCCTTGAAGGCATTCGACAAATCAATAATCAGTTGCGTCATATCTTGCACGAATTCGAGGAGAAAGGGGGATATGTAGCGATCGGTTACAAAACATTTAAGGAATTCTCGGATGCTCACCTTTCGCCCTATATGTTCCGGCGCGTCAAAGAAGAAAATTCAGCCCGAATGATCGAAATGATTTTGGGCGTGCCAATTAACACTTACTCTTACAAGGCCTTTTCCCCAATATTAAATCGGGATCGCGTGATTCTCTTTGCCACAAAAGAAGCGCACGATAACGCATCGGAAACGGGACTCGCCTGTAATCTTGGACGGGTCACGGAAATTCGATCGCTCTGGCAAAAGATAACGACCGAGACGGGGACTAATACCCCGACACCAGCACAGATTAAGAAGATAGCTAATTGTGCCAAGAAAAAATCCGATGAGGCCAAACCCGATTCTGTCAACTTCGATCCCGTCAAGCCTGATTCTGTTACTGATTCTGTTAAGTCTGATCCTGTTAAGCCCAATTTTCAAAAAAACGAGTATCGGGAACTACAAGAAAAGTACACCATACTACAAAAAAAGCATCGGGAATTACAAGAAAAGTAAAGCGCATTAGAAGCGGAAAACCGAGCCTTAAAACGACAGATCGAAAAAGGAAGGTCTACGACTCTAACTGACAACATCATCGCCGGCCAAAAGCAAGAAATCGAGAAATTAAAAGATGAAAAAGCAAGGCTAAAGCAAAAAAATCAAGAGTTAATTCAAAAACTCCCGTTCGATCAACAGCTTGCCGCATCGGGCTACTAATCGGACAAAAAAACGAACCTCACCGGCTCGTTTTAAACCTTAACTCCACAAAGTCACACTATCAATCAAATCCTTCCAAAAGGTGAATTTTTTTGACAAGTACAATCTCATTTTACCCAAAAAAGCCATGAAACCAATCGAACAACCGTTAACCGAATTTTTTAACCGAGATGCTACTCAGTGCGTTTGCTACAAGCTTCCTACCCATCCCGATGGTGTCATACAGGAATTGGGAAAATTGGGGCAGATCAGCGTAACGCCATTAGATTTTTATCGCACTCTAAAAACAAGTGAACCAATAGCGAGAATCAACGAACCGTCTAACTTAATCCTGCCTATTATTTGCGCGGTGGGGATTACTTTGATTTCTAAACTTTTCGAGGATAAATAGTTATTATTAACAGATAACTAAGGATTCCTAGAAAAAAAAGATCGCCACAATGCTGTAACGATCGCTCCTGCTAAAAAAAGGATAATTTTACCATGAAACTGATCGAAGCAATCTGCATAGAATCCCCCCGTAAAGTAAATGGCGAGAAAGAGTGATTACCTAAGCAAAAAAAGGAAGAAATTAGCGCTAATTTCTTCCTTTTATATAAAGGCTGCTAAGTTTGGTCAAAAGTTGTCAAAATATTTGACATAATTGCCACTTTATGGTAAGAAATAGGGTCATTTTTGTCCCGTAAATTTTAAATTTCATCCCATCCAGTTAAGCCAGAAGACATAACATAACTGGTAACGGTTGCTTCAAAAAAGTTAGCTTTGGTGTGGCCTTCTTTTTTGGTATCGGAGAAGCGTTCCAGATGGGTATAGGGACTTTTGCTATACTTTTCTTCCCTGTATAAAGGCTCAAGTCCGATCGCTTTCAGCCGAATATTAGCGAGGTATTTGGTGTACTGTTCGGTACTGTATTCGGTAATACCTAA